CTGGAAGTGTTATTGGAAATACAGGAACATTTACATCGGAAACCTTTAAAAACTTTTGGAATACCGGTTCATTGAATGTACAATTGTCAAATAGTAGAGTTGAAAATGGTATAAAGATGAATGGTAGCGGAAAATTAACATACACATCATCTTTAGATTTAAAAAGTGCAAATACATATGAATTAAATTTAGATGCATTTTATTCGGCATCCACATCTAGTAATTTGGGGATATATTTAAGTTATGTTTCTCAATCTACAACATTTACAAGTAGTCTTGCAACATTAACAGGAACACAACCAACTAAAAATTTATTAGACACTACTATACCATTTAAAATTGATAGAGATTATCCATCTGCAAGTTTATACTTTTCACAATCACAGGGTGAGTGGCATTTAGGAAATATTAGTTTACGATTATCACAAGATACTGCATTTTCTCCTGATGAGATTTCTTTTATAACTCCAATGCCTACGGTAATTGGTAATGAAGATTTTAATTTTAAGTTTGAATTTTTTGATGTTAATAATAACTATGTACCTGTATTTGTTACACAAAGTGCAAATTTTACAGGTGGTTCAAATACAATTACAAAATTATTAACTTTTGAGTCCGATAGAACTGCATTTAGATTTTCATCTGGGTCTTTTGCAAATCCACCAAATCAATCGGTAAGATTTAAAACTATAAGAACTAATTTTACAGGTTCCATAACATATGCATCATCTGCATTTGATGTTGGTGGTAATTATATTCAACCATCAACTTACGCCGGTGCATATCCAGGTGCATTTGTATCTCAAAATGATAATGGTGCACTTTTAAATATAGCCAGTTTTAGTGGAAGTGTTGCAAGTGTATTAGTTGGTTCAATTGTTTATACAGCATCATGTGAAGGATTTCAGGAATTTGAAACAATTTATAGATTTGAAGATGGGGATAATGCTCCGGGTGTATTCGTAACTGCAAATACAAATCAATTTATTTATAAAGCAACCGATTTATCTTTAAACCCAACAGGACAGGTTATTACAATAGAGGCTAAAAGAAAAAATTTGGCATCGGCAACTACACCTTTAACTGTAAATTCTGGAAGTGGTAAACCACCATTAACATTGGTATCTACGAATGCAACCAATGGTGTGGATACTTATACGATATCTGGAACTTCATATCCATATTCAACTGGTGAGACAATTTATTCTATTTCTGGTTCCGACCAATTTGGTAATGTATTTTCCGATGCAATCAAAATAAGTCCTGTAAAAATATTGGATGGATTATCCGTATCTTTGACAAACGATAATGCATCACTACCGGCACGTTCTACTGGATTTGTAGAAAGTGGTTCTTTCGTATTGAGTAGTGGTTCAGTTAGTGTTAAAGTTGGTAATGAAATTATAGCACATAGTAATGGATTAACTGCAAATAATAGATTTGATGTTATATCGGCTGTTGCAACAAATGTTCAAACTGGTTCATTGAATTATTCAACAACCGATTATTTCATAACAAGATTAGATGCTGATAGTGGTTCTTTGAATTTGACTATACGATATAAAGATGGTGCAGGTGATACATCTGATACAACAAAATTAGTAACATATACTAAATCAAAAGTAGGAACTCCAAATGTTGTTGTCGCAGTATCTCCATCCGCACAATCAATATCTTCAAATTCACGAGGTAGCGGTTCTGCATCACCTACAACTTTGACAATAACGGCATTGGAAGGTAATACTAGTCGTTTCACATCAATAGGTACTCCAACATATACAAACGGATTGGCAGGTACAGTTTCGACCAATACCATAACATTTACATCAACGGCTTCTTCGATGTTTTCCGATACGGGTCAAGTAACAATACCTGTTAATTATACAGATAGTGAAGGAGTATCGGGTACTAAAAATATAATTGCAACTGTTTCAAAATCAAAAACGGCAGTTCCAAATGTAGTTATATCTGCAACTCCACAAGCACAATCGGTATTAGCAAATGCATCTGGTGTTCAAACTGGAATTTTGTCAAATGTGACAGTATCTGCATTAGAAGGAACTACGAGTAGATTCACATCTATGACTGCAACTTATACCGGATTTTCTACTAACCCAACAATTAGTGGTGCAACATTAACAATGACATCTGCGGTAATGAATGCAGCTGAAGCATCTGCTACAATTGTTGTAACACATAGTGATAGTGAAGGTACTACTGGTCAAACACAAACGATTGTAGTAAGATTTACAAAAGTGAATACGGGAGCTGCAGGGACACCTGGTTTGGATGGTGCAGATGGTGGTACAGGACCAGGTGTAGTTTATAGAGGAGATTGGGCACCAAATACGGCATATTTTTCATCATCCGTTAGAATAGATGTTGTACGAGGTAGTAATTCACAATACTATTTAACAAAAGTAGGACACACATCTACTGCAGATGGTGCAGTGGATAAACCAATAACTGGTACATCATATTTAAATCAATGGAGTTCATTTGGTGCAACATTTAGTTCGGTTGCAACAGATATCCTTTTGGCACAAGATGCAACTATTACAAGAGGTTTAGTAATGGGAACATATGGTGTAAGTGATAAAGGATTTATTAGAAGTGCAAACGCAACTGCATTGATGGCCGGGAAAGGATATTACTTAGATACAACGGGTAGTATGAGATTTGGTGACCCGTCTGGTGCATATATTAAATTTACTGAGTCCGAAGGTGTTACAATAGCAGGAAGTGTTTCAATTTCAGGAACTGCAACTATTGGTGGTACATCTGCAACAACCGTTAAAGATGGTGCTGCAGCAGGTGCAACTGCTCAACAAAATAATTCGAACAAAACTGCGGGTCAGGTTGGTGGTTGGAAAATAGATAGTGATTCAATATTTAGTGGAACAAAAGATACATCTGGATATTCAACAGCAGGTATAACTTTATATAGTGGTGGTTCCATACATGCACCTCAATTCTACATTGATACATCAGGTAATGCATTTTTCAAAGGAGATATTACGGGTGCAAGTGGTACATTTAGTGGAACATTAAGTGGTGCTACTATAACAGGTGGTACTATTAATATCGGCCCTAATAAATTTCAAGTAGATAGTAGTGGTAATGTTAGTATATCCGGTAATACTACCATAGGTGGAACTTTAAATTACTCTGGTCAAAATAATATCATAGGATATCACTATATAAATGGTGGTACATGTACATCACCATCATTTTTTTTAGAACCTGGTTCGGATTTTAGATTTATTGACCAAAAAAATAGTAGTTTACTTGGTGCTATAAGAGGATATACTATTGTAACAAATTGTGGAGTACCTGGATTAGAAACAACAAGTAGGACAATCGTAAGTATAGCAGAAAATGGGTTTTCGTGGGGTAAAATAAATGGAGATACATGGGCAACATTAGATGGAACGGAATTGCGTGTTCTTGGTGATGTAGTTGCAAATACGTCCGATAAAAGATTAAAAACAAACATAATTAACATAGATTCACCTTTGGAAAAATTATCTAAAATAAATGGTGTATACTTTAATTGGAACGAAACAGCTAAAGAACTAAATCAAAAAAATACAAATAAAAGAGAAGTTGGATTTATTGCACAAGAAGTTCAAGAGGTTATGCCTGAAATCGTTTCACTTGCACCATTTGATACAATAAATCATACCAACCAAAGTAAATCGGGTGAAAATTATCTAACAATTCAATATGAAAAAATAGTTCCATTATTAGTGGAATCTATTAAAGAATTAAAAAAAGAAATCGAAGAATTAAAAAAGAATAAATAATATGTATACAAATTTAATAGAAAACTTTCTAACAATAGAGGAGTGTAATTTTATAATAAATCAATATAAATTTAATTCACAACCAGTATTTAACTCAATAAATGTTATAGAAAGAAGGTGTACGTTTGTAGAATCAATACAATTTGATATTGAAAATAAAATAATTAATAAATTAAATGAATTAGATATATTTGATAAACAATATACTAATATACAATATTTTGTATTTAATTCTTATGATATTGACAATGAATTAGAATTACATCCAGATAGTAGTGAAGTTGCAAGAGGTGGAACTATTACTATTATTATTCAATTAAATGAAGAGTATGATGGTGGTGATTTTTACTATTTACTAAATGATGTAGAAATTATGTTACCCAAAAAACAGGGAAGTATATTTATTTTTGATTCAAATATTTTACATGGAGTTAAAAAATTAACCGATGGAAAAAGATATTCATTAAATTGTTGGCCTAAATAAAATAATATATGGCGTTACAAAGTACCGGACCTATATCGATGTCACAAATTAAAGCTGAATTGGGTTCTACATCTAATATATTAAGAGTATATTCCGAAGCTGCTGGAAAAACTGCACCACATGGTATGAAAGAATTTTTAGGATATAGTAAACCCGGCCCTCCTCCTCCACCACCGCCTCCTCCGCCACCACCACCTCCACCGGCTCCGACATATTATTCATTTCCAGCTATTCGTAGTACAACAAGTGCACAGGATGCATGTGATTCATTAGGCCCTATTATCACTATTTATAGTACCTGTCAAACTTTGATTGCAAATTGTATATTATATACATATTTTGATGCAGAACCAGAGCTATTAAGAACTGTTCTATCTGGTTGGTATTCAATAGGGGACAATTGGTATTATGTTAATAATAATTCAGGAACTATTAATAGTACAGGAACATGTGATGGTGGTACATCACCTGAATGTGAATGTTATAGGGTTACTAATGAGGGTGGACGTAACGATGGTGGTATAACATTCACATATAATAGATGTTCGGATGGTATTTTAGACGAATTGACTGTTGGACCAGGGTCTTCTAGAACAGTATGTGTGCAAAATGGTACAGATATAAACTCTGATTCTGGATTAATGACAGTATCATCTTGTCCAGACCCATGTACTACAAATGGTGATTGTGTGGAGTGTGCATAATAAATAAATTATGATTATAAAAGAAAATTTAATTTTTAAGTACGATAATATTATATCAAGTTTAGAGTGTGATACTATTTTTAATTACTATAAAAATAATCATAGTAATGGTATAAATGATATTCATATTTTACCTTGGTTTGAAGAAAACACTTTGTATTGGAATCTTTTAAAAAATACCGAAATTAAAAATGAAATAGGTAAATGTAGAGAAATTATAACAAATTTAATAAAAAAATCGTATGGTGTAAATGTATTCCCAAATGTTACCACATTAGTAATGTGGAAGGAAGGTAAATCAATGGCAATTCATAAAGATAATGGATATGACAATGACAAACATATTTTACATATGAGAACCTTCACTGCAGTGATGTATATTAATGATGATTTTGAAGGAGGTGAAACTATAATAATGAAAGAAAACTCAAATGAAATAGAATATGAATGTACACCACAAAAAGGTTCAGTTTTAATATTTAAAAGTGATGAGAGTTGTTTGCATGGGGTAAAAATGATTGAAAAAGGTGAAAGATTAACATTATCAATGTGGTTTACAATGGATAAACAATATTTAGAAAATTAAATAAGTTATGATAGTTTTTATTACAACAGGTTACGGAAAAAATATTATTGGTGGTGCCGATTTGTGGTGCAATAATTTTATAGAAAATATTTTACCATTAGTCAAAGAAGATTACAAAATCGTAATTGATGGTAGACCTTTAATTAAAGAATTTGGTGCAATCTACACTTACGAAAACGAAAAAGAAGTTGATAGGATATTAAAAGAATGTGATAAGATTATTTTCTTACACCATTCTTACAAACCAAATCCTGTTATTAAAAACTATTTACACAAAACTTATCTTACATTTGTCCATGCTTTCATTCCTGATATGTTGGGATTAAATTCCGATTATGAAAATTTAATGACAAAAGTAGATTGGGAATGGCAAAAAGAAATATTAGATAATTCCGATAACATAGTTTGGATAGGATATGAGAACGATACGATACACAACGAATATCCAAAAACAAAAACAATTACAAATTATTACGAATGGAAACATGGTAAACCATTTACAGGCATTGTAAGTGATAAAATTGGATATGCTGCAAGATGTGAGACCAGAAAGAATGCACATTATTTAGATTACATTCCATCAATTATATTTTCAAACAAATATGATTATAAAAGAATGTTAGAAGGGTCAAATACAAATTCCGACTATCATAGGTTTATGGAGTTTGATTACACATTTCATAATAAATTCTTTGAAGGAAACTTTCAAATATTTCATGGATGTTATACAAAAGAACCATTTGGTTATGCAATATTTGATGCAGTGGATAGTGGTAAGGTTCCAATTATACATACCGATTGGATGAAACATATTGATTACAAATATCGAGCAAATTCTAAAGGAGAATTTCATCAAAGATATTTAGAATTACAAGAAGATAGTTTTGAAAAAGTAAATTTAGAATTTTGTAAATTAAGAGACGGACTAACAAAGTATACAAATAAACAAAATTGGATTAAAGAAATAATAGAAATAATATGAAGTATCTAAACATATTGTGTAATAGTTTTGAATTGAATTGTTTATTTCCGGAAGCTGACTTAGTAAAATCGGAATATGTAAACAATTACTATAATACATTAACTATAAAATACGGAGATGATTTGATTGATATAAATCATTATTTAGATGATATATTTTTGAAAATATCAAATTCAAAAAATTTAATTGATATTGATTCATATTATTTAAATCCACCAAATGATTTGACTATAATATGTGATAGAAAATTGTGGTATGAATTATATTTTCCATTGTTAAAAAACAATAAATCAGATTTCTATAAATTAGAACAAATATATGTTGAAAGAAATGTAGAAGTATTTTTTAATTTTGCAATATTAGAAGCTGTAAACTATGAAGATGAAGAAGAATACTTTTTATATGATTTTAAATTTAAACATATAAAAATATCAGATTATGAATTATTTAAAGATAAGAAAAATTTTTACTATGATTCTTTTTATTCATTGTTTCATTTATTAGCAGAAGGACAAATGATGCGAGTTTTATATCCAAATATGGCATACGCTTCTGCAGAATACCATATTGATTTTAAAACAATATTTTCAAAATTTAATATAAATAATAAATTACATAGGTCAAAGGTATACTCACATACTTGTTTAAAACCAAGATACCATAGAATTAAATTTTTATTAGATGCAGATAAAAATAATGTTTTACATATTGGGGAAAACAATGTAAATGAAAGATTTATTGATGAATACAATGTTGCAACCAAAGAGGATAAAATATATACAGATGGTACACAAAAACATAATAATAACCACAAAATATATTTTAATAAAGAATATTATCAAAAATTTTTAAAAATTATAGATAGAATAAATGTCACCAAAGATGACCATGATTTTTTATTTAATCATTTACGAAATTATTTTTTAAATGAAGAGTATAATAATTCTTATATAGATGTGGTTGGTGAAACTCATGCAATATTTAATTTAAAGTATGGATTTTTTACTGAAAAGTCATTGAAGCCGATATTGGCCGAAAAGTTTTTTATGATATATGGTTCTAAAAAAGTATATGAAGAATATAAAAGAATTGGTATTGATTTATTTTTAGATGAATTTGAATTAAATGGAATTGAAGACAAAAATGAATTTGAACAAATAGATATGATAATAAAATCTTTAAAAAAATTAAACCAAAATAAATTAAAAAAATTATATATTGAAAAATATAAAATAATTAAACAAAACAAAGAAAAATTATTTAATCATTATTGTAAAATAATAAATGATGTAAATGGTTTACTTCTAAGAAATACAGTTTTAAAAAACAAAAAAAATAAATTAATATGATTTTAGTAAATGGGTGCTCTTTTTCAACACCATCTGACGTTGATGGTGCATGGGTTGCAGGGTTTTATAAAAATGGATTGAGTCCGTTTAAACATGGATTACCCATTGATAGTTTCCAATATAATGTTGTAAGAAATGTATCTGCAGGAGGTACTTCAAATATGGCCATAAGAAGAAAAACTTTTTGGTATTTAAATGATTCGTATAATGTTCAAAAACCAGATTATGCAATAATTCAATGGTCTACAATTGATAGGTGGGATTATCCAGTTTTCGTAACAGAAGATAAAGCAAAAAATTACCCTTTTATGGATATGTTTCCCGAAAGGATAAATAAGATAAATTATATGAACAATGGAACCGATGTATTTGGTTTTGCAAAAGATTTTTATGAAAAATATTATTCATTATATGGTGCTGTATTAGAAACTTTAGAAAACATATATCACACTCAAAAATATTTAGAGGAAAGAAATATACCATATAAAATGATTACTATTGGTAATTTATTTGATATGGACACTAGTGTTGAAAAATTAAAAAATCTGCAAAAAAATCCAGATAAGTTGCAAATAGGCAATTATGCAAATTTAAAAACAAATAATGGTATTTTTGAAAAATTAGAAGCTTTGGATGGTTCTTGGCATGAATTGAACATTTTGAATGCATTGATAGATAAGATAGATTTCACTAAATTTTTATTTACAGATGATGTGAATATCCGCGGATTTGGTGGTGGTATTATAGAATGGTTTTTAAATAAAAATGAAATGTTAACAGGTGGTCGCTGGCATCCAGACGGAGAACAACATATGAGATTTTTTGATGAATTTTTATGGCCTAAAATAAAAGATGAAATAAATGCAATTACTAAACAAAACACTAATAAAAGATTACTTATCTAATAATCATATAATTGATGAAAATGGTAATACGATATTAGACCCTGTTAAATATCGTTGGTCACATGGTGCAACTGATTTACATTTGGGAGATGGACTTATGATTTATTCTCTTATAATGTTCAATCGTGCCAAAGTTTGTGTCTGTATTGGTTCTGGAGGTGGGTTTATTCCACGTTTAATGACACAAGCTAGATGTGACCTTTGGGAACAGGGAATATTTGAAGGAAATAACTCTCCAGAATGGGGTGACATAGGTACTACTATAATTGTAGATGCTGCTAATGGTATTGGTGGGTTTGTAGATTGGTCAAATGAAAATTCATTTTTAAGAAAACATTTTAATCCTCAAATTATTTTACAAACATCAGAAAAAGCTTATTACGATTATTTTATAAGACAAGATATTAAAATAGATTATTTACATATTGACGGAGACCATTCATATGATGGTGTTAAACTGGATTTTGATTTATACTCAAAGATAATGTCTGAAAATGGTATTATAACTATACATGATACCGATGAAACTTATCATAAGACTTTTGTAGTAACTGAAAATTCAAAAGAAGATTTTGTTCCATTTGATGGCCCAACGAAATTTATTAAAGAATTAGAAAAAAATGAGGAGTGGAATTTGGTAAATTTAAAAAATTTCCGTATGTTTGATAAAAAAGTTACAAGTACTGGTTTAGCACTGCTAACAAGAAAGCTTTAAAAAAGTTTAATAAAAAATTAAATGAATAAAATAAGATTAGTTACTGTTACTGGCAGTAGGGTAGAAACTTTGTGGCATATGCTGAATCATTATAAAGATTTGGTAGACGAAATGTATGTTGTAGTTTATGAGTGGGAAGGTTCAAGTACTTATAACGAAGTTTTAAAAATAACAAAAGAATTTGACACGGCTAAAATTGTAGAAAGAGTTACAGAGGAAAAGTTTAATTGGGAATATGTTACTCAGTTGTATAATGAAACTAAAATGTTATTTCCTAATGATTGGTGGGTAGTTTCAGATGATGATGAGTTTCATATCTACTCAAAACCACTAAAAGAAATTATATTAGATTGTGAAAGAAATGGATGGGAATTGGTTAGAGGTGGTTTTATAGATAGAATTGGCCAAACGGGTAATTTTCCAAAAATAAATAAAAAAGAAAATATATTTGACCAATTTCCGGTTGCAGGTTTTTTTAGATATCCAATGAGTGGTGCCTGTCCAAATAAAGTGTGTATAATGAAAGGTTATATTGAAATAACATCAGGACAACATTACGCAAAAATAGATGGACAAACTACATGGAAATGGCAAGGCTGGAATCACCCACTAATCGCACCGGTAGATGAATACAATGTTCAAGTTCATCATTTCAAATGGGATTCCACTTGCATTAAAAGAATTAAAGAAGTTGCAGATATTAAAAAAGATTATTCTTATTCAACTGAATATTTAAAAATGTATCAATCCTTAAGAAGTAATAATTTTGAAATAGATGTTACCCAATGTGAATATATGTTTGAATATATTGGAAAAGAATTTGGGTATAAACAATGGAATAAATTATTTAAAAAAATTATTGCAATATAATTTGGCAATACAAATAAAAAATCATATATTACTAAAAATAAATAAGTTATGGCTTTAAAGAAAAAAGAAGTTACAGAAGTTGTAAAGAATGAAATTCCACAACAAACTAATATCATTTCAAATGAAGAGTTATTAATGCTTGAAACTAAAAAAGTTAAAGCTTTGGAAAAGATTGCAAATTCATTAGATGCTCTTACGGTTTGGTTTGAAGAAATTGATAAAGACGATTGGAGTAGTAGAATTCAATACTATTTGTCTGAATTTCACAAGGTAGTACCAAAAGACAAAAACGATGCATAAACTTGGTGTAATAGTTCCATACAGAAACAGGTATGAACATTTACAAGAGTTTAAAAAAAGTATAGTAGAATATTTAGAATCTAAAAATATAGATTTTAAAATTATTATTGTTGAACAAGACAATGCTAAACTTTTTAATAGAGGAATGTTATGCAACATTGGATTTATAGAAGCACAAAAAGAAAATTGTGATTATATAGTAATTCACGATGTTGATATGATACCAGTTGATGTTGATTATTCATACTCAAATGTGCCAGTCCATTTGGCAACTGATAATATTCCATTTGAATCTTATTTTGGCGGAATGACTTTGTTTCCTACCGATATATTTCAAAAAATAAATGGTTTTTCTAATTTATATTGGGGTTGGGGATTTGAAGATGATGATTTGCGATATAGATGTGTAAGAAAGAGTGTACCTTTTGCAAAAATTATAAATGATACATTTACTAAACAAAAATTACCTATTTTCAATGGGGTAAATGCTTTTGCAAAAATTCCTAATATTATAAATTATAATAGAAGTTTTAAAATAGAATTGGATATAAATTTATCCAGAGTTGTTTATGATGAAAACTTACAATTTGATATATTTCCTATTTTATCAATAAAGGGTTATGATTTCAAACTTTTTTATAATTCTTTTAATAGATTTTATTTACAATTGTTTGATAAAAAGGGTAATTACTATGATGTTTATTCGGATATAGTAACTGTATCGAATAATAAAATATCGATTGAATATCTTAAAGAAAACAACACCATAAATTTTTCAGTAAACGATAGTTTACATAGTATTGAACTTTCTAATCACATATACAATTATTCAAATGTAGATAATATAATAATTGGCTCGGATGATGAGAAAAAACATTTTTTCAAAGGTAGTGTAAATGAATTTTTATTAACACAAAATGATGATGTAAAAATGCACTATCAAAATTATGATATTGAAGAATATAAATTTATTGATATTTCTGGTAATGAAAATCACGGAGAATTTTTTAATATCTATATAGACCATTTTAAGCCATTTGTAAATTATTATTCATATATTCCATTTAGACGAAATAGTAAATTAATAAAATTGGAACATAAAGATTGTGGATTTAATGATGGTAGATGGCAAGATGATAATAGTAGGTGGAATCAATTAAGATATAATAATGAAGTACAGATAGGTTCTAGAGATAGAAAAATAGATGGCCTTTCAACTTTAGTAAAATATAAATTATATGGTAAGACTAACCAAAATAATATAATGCATTTAAATGTTGGAATATAATGAAATTAGGAGTTTGTGTACCATATAGAAATAGAGAAGCTCATATGAATGAGTTTGTTCCTCACGTTTCAAAGTTTTTGGAAGAGAGAGGAATTGAACATACAATTTATTTAGCACACCAATGTGATGATAAACTTTTTAATAGAGGTTTAATGAAAAATATTGCCGCTAAACATGCATTTGATGATGGGTGTGATTATATTGTATGGCACGACATTGATATGGTTCCTGAAGATGAGAGTTGTGACTATTCATTTCCAAAAGACAATCCACAACACATAGCAGTTCGTATATCACAATCAGACTATCAATTAAAATATGAGGAATACTTTGGTGGTGCAGTTGTATTCTCAAAAGAACAAGTAGAAAGAACTAACGGATATTCAAATGATTATTGGGATTGGGGAATGGAGGATGATGACCTTTTTTGGAGATGTGTAATGGAAGGATACGCTGAAAAAACTAAATTAGATTTCAATAAAGAAATGTATGTGGCAAATTTTAATGGTGTAAACTCAAAGATACAATTTAGGCCAAGTAGAGAACAAAAAGATTCAATCTCAAACTCACATACCATTTCAGTATTAGTAAAGGCAGACCAACAAATTGAAAAAGTTCCTATTTGGTTAATCGGTGATGAAGATAGACAATTTATAGAATACCCAATTTTCAGAAAACCTGGATATGATTGGGGATTGTCATTTAATAATAGTAGAGCATATACAATGCAACTATGGGATAGAATGAAGGGACATTTATATCAATGGATTAAAAGATATGAAAATCAATGGAGTTGGATAACAATGTCAGTTGACGCTGAAAATAAAAAAGTACATTTTTATTTAAATGGTAGAGAAAGTGATGCAAGATTAGGAACTGGAACACAATCACCACTATATTTTAATGAAACATTGAAACGATATGGAATGGAACCATTTTATGTTGGATACTCAAAATCACCAGTCGAATCTTTTTTCAAAGGTGGTATTGCAAGTATACAAATGTGGAATAGGTGTTTGACTCCAGAAGAAATAAAAAATATACATAAAGAAACACCTGAAGATAATTTAATATTAGATATATTCACTATGAATTTAGAGTTTGGTGAAATGGAAAATATTAAATTAACAAAAGAAACAATAGAAATACCACATACAATATTACCCCATAGACGAGATGGTAAATTTAAATGTTTACCACATCAAACGGAAGGATTGATAAGTGTTGGTGGTATTGACAAATGGGCAAAAGGTGAAACTACTGCAAGAAACGAAAGGCGATATATATTAAAAATGCAACAAGGTGAAATTGATTATAAAACGGATGGTATCAATAATATGAAATACCAATTTATTTCAATTGACACTATTTATGATAGACATAAAATGATAAATGTTAAAACAATAAGTTATGAGTGATGATAAAACATATATAGAGAACCCCCTATATGTAAAAGTAAGAGATGAATTAAATACGGTTGGTACGGGTATGTGTTTGGCAAAATGGACACAAGTAACCCTACAATTACAAAGTGGTCATAATCACTCATGTCACCATCCAAAAACCCATAAAATTTCAGAAGTCGAAATAGCTAGAAATCCATCTGCACTTCACAACACTAGATTTAAGAAATTAAAAAGAAAAGAGATGTTGAGTGGTGCAAGACCTAGTGAGTGTGATTATTGTTGGAATGTAGAGGATAACTCCGATAGATTTAGTGATAGAGTTTTTAAATCAGGAGAAAGTTGGTCATACCCATTCAAAGAAGAAATTTTTAATTCAGATTGGAGAGAAGACTACAACCCAAAATATGTGGAAGTTTCTTTCTCAAATGCATGTAATTTTAAATGTTCATATTGTGGCCCTGCATATAGTTCTAAATGGGTAGAAGAGGTTGAAGAATTTGGCCACTACCCAACAACTGATAGATTTAATTCAAATGAATGGCTTAAAATAGAAGATAAATTTCCAATTCCACATAAAGATGCAAATCCATATGTAGAAGCATTTTGGAAATGGTGGCCAGAACTATATAGAGATTTACATACATTTAGAATAACTGGAGGAGAACCATTATTGTCAAAAGATACTTGGGGTGTATTGGATTTTATTATAAATGAACCAAATCCAAACACAGAGCTAAAATTAGCAATAAATTCTAATTTAGGAATACCTGATAGTTTGGTTGATAAATTTATTGAAAAAATAAAAAAAATCGAAGATGGTGGTAAAGTAAAAGAAATCGTAATTTTCACATCAGTAGATACTTGGGGAGAACAGGCAGAATATATTAGAACTGGATTAGAATTTAATAGATGGTGGAATAATATAAATAAAATAATGACGAAATGTCCAAGAGTTATTATTACATTTATGTCAACTTATAATGCATTGAGTATTTTTAATTATGAGAAATTAATTCATAATGTTTATAAATTAAAAGACGAATATGCATCCACCGATAGATATTGGTCATCTGCAGTATTTTTAGATTCGTCATATCTTAGATATCCATTCCATCAAGCAGTGCAAGTTTTACCAATGGATTTTTCTAAATACATTTTAGACCAAGCAAAATTGATTACATATTATGCAGCACCTAATTTTAGTCACGAACATATTGGGTATAGTGATGTAGAAGTTCAGAAAGTAAAAAGAATTTATGATTGGATGAATGCACCACAAGATGCTGAAACACAAATGAAAAATAGATATAATTTTTATCAATACTTTTCAAATCACGATATTAGAAGAGGAACTAATTTTCTAAAAACATTTCCTGAATTAGAAGAATTTTACAACTTCTGTAAAACAATACAATTATGAGTTTAAGAATAAATAAAGATAATATAGTTTTTGTATTACCTGAAAGTAGATATGCGGTATCAAGTAGAATTGATACTTGGATGGATGAGGACTTTACACTACATGTAACTGCAAAAATATTCGAAGAAGTATTAACGGAAAGAGAAACATTTATAATTTCTAGAAATGGAATGCATTCGGGAATCTCCGCATTCAAAGATTCGTATGGTAATTGTAATATAGTATTTACATATTGGTTCAAAAAACCAGATGGTTCTGCAATTCCAAAACAAGTTATTTATTTATTAAAAAAAGACCAGTTAAATGATTTTAATGAATATACTATGATTTGTGACCATAATGATGAAAAAACAATTACATGTTATGTTAATGGATTTGAGATTGGAAAAATTGAATATGAAAAAGACATTAAAGAATCATATAAAAATTGTTTTTATTGGTTTGCATGTGGTAGTATGATAGGGCCCGAAGAACATAATGCAATTGGTGATTTTGAATATAAACTATCTTTTGTTTTAAATAAAAAATTAGACATAGTTGATACACAGGATATAATCGATACTTACTATGACAAATATAGTCATATTATATTTGAAAATAATTTAAGAAAATTAAATTATGACCATCCACTTAGAGATAATTTTGCATTCTTATGTGATTTTCAAAATCATAATAGATATAAAATATGGGATATAAGTTTTAGTGGAAATTATCCACAATTTTATATAGATAAAAATATTTATTTTTAAAAGTAAATTTATGAAAATACTAATTACGGGTGGTGCTGGTTATTTAGGTTCGGTTATAACAAAAAGAATGTTAGACGAAGGACATGAAGTTATTGTTTTGGATAAGTTAATATTTAACCAAACATCTTTATTGGGATACACATACACTTCTAAGTTTCGATTTATCTATGGTGATGTTAGAAATGAATCACTATTAGAAAAATTATGTAATGAAGTTGATGTAATAATTCCATTGGCTGCAATAGTAGGATTCCCTGCATGTTCTGCAGACCCAAAATTAGCAAAAGAAATTAATTTTCAACAAATAGTAAACATAGTTAAATTTACAAACGGAAAAGGTAAAAAGATTTTATATCCAAATACAAATAGTGGATATGGTTTAGGTTTAGGACAAACGGAATGTACCGAAGAATCTCCACTTACACCAATATCAGTTTATGGCCAAACCAAATGTGACGCTGAAAACTTTTTAAGAACCTCTACCGATGCAATTATTTTCAGATTAGCTACGGTATTTGGAGTATCTACAAGAATGAGGACGGATTTATTGGTAAATGACTTTGTTTATAAAGCAATAACGGACAAATATATCGTTGTATTTGAAAAGACTTTTAAAAGAAACTTTATACACATTAGAGATGTTGCATCTGTATTTTGTTTTATGTTAGAAAGATACGACAAATATAAAGGAGAAATTTTTAATATAGGATTGAGTGATGCAAATCTTTCAAAACAAGAGTTATTAGAAAAAATACAAACTCATGTAAAAGATTTTGCAGTTTCTTATAACGATTATTACGAAGACCCAGATAAAAGAGATTATGTAGTATCAAACGAAAAAGTAGAGTCAACAGGATGGAGACCACATATGGATTTAGACAAAGGTATTAAAGAACTTATAATGGCATATCAAATGATTGTACCTAAAATGGGTGCAGAATTTAGAAATGGTTTCCCGTTGGGTTACGCAAATCAAACATAATATGAGTAATAAATGGGATGAGTTTCAAATTACTCCATCGAAAAAATTTGGTTATGAAGTACCAACATATACTCCATCAATTTATAGAGAATATAGAGGTGAAATATTTACAACCTTTCATTCGGAAGAACATCCTGTAATGACACAAATCCACTACGATAAAAGTGAGATTAGTATTCATGGTAGATTCTCAAAATCATACAAAGGTGTGTTAAGAGGATTACATTGGGATAGTAAAACGTGGAAGTTAGTTCAAGCTGCAGTTGGTGACATTTATTTAGTCGTTTTAGATATGAGATTAAACTCACCAACATCAGGAGAGTGGGAAAGTTTTATTTTATCTGAAAGAAATAGAAATCAAGTATTAGTTCCACCAGGATTTGCAAATGGACACTACGCATTGACTGATTGTATGTTTCATTATAACTTATTTTATAAAGATGGTTATGTGGATGCAGACGAGCAGGGTGTAGTCAAATGGAACGACCCGGAATATCAAATGGAATGGCCAACAAATAATCCAATATTACAAAAAAGAGACAAATGATAAAAAATTTAGAACAATATCCAATAGTAAGAACGGAAAACAAAATTGGATGGACACCGGAAAAACTTATTAGATTTGAAAATAGAATAGTTGAACATTGGGAAGCTGGTAAAATAAGAGGCCCTATTCATTTATCAAACGGAAACGAAGAACAACTAATTGAAATATTCAAAAGAGTATCAGAAAACGATTGGGTATTTTCAACATGGCGTTCACATTATCATTGGTTATTAAAGGGTATTTCGTCCGATTATGCAGAGTCACTTATATTGGATGGTAAATCTATCACCTTATGTGATATAGATGATAAATTCTACTCATCTGCAATTGTGGGAGGTACTCTATCCATTGCATTAGGTGTTGCAATAGGAATTAAACAAAAAGGTGGGGATGAAAAAGTGTTTGTATTCATTGGTGATATGTCATTTGAAAGTGGCATATTCTACGAAGTTCACAAATATGCAAGAAATTTTGACTTACCAATTGTATTTGTAGTTGAAGATAATGCAGTATCAACTTATACACCAACAGAAGCAACTTGGAATAAAAAAAGAGAAATTCCATCCGATGTAATCCATTACACTTATAAATCAAAGTATCCACATTACGGAAGTGGTAAGTGGGTAGTATTTTAGTATGTTATATAATCCAACAAAAGATAATTTTGACAGATTTATATCTGATTGGGATATAGAAACCGAGTATGTTTTATTTGGTGCAAGTAAAGAGTGCGTCCAATTCATTAGAAGTTTAGACTTACTAATGGGTGATAAAAAATTAAAAATTAAATATATTGTAGACCATAATATAAAGGATACTACAACATTGGATAGTATAAATGAAATTAGTAAATTTTTCAGACAATCAAAAGATATTAAAACCAATAGAACGGATTTAAAATTAATTCATATTGATGACTTTGATGTAACTAAAAATGAACAAGTTATTATAACAACCGATGTTTATAGACAATTTTATAAAGAGTATTTAGAAAAACATAATATTCAATATACTTGGTATAAAAATATAGCATCTATCTGGCCACTCAAATATGAAAACAAAGTTCACATATTTCAAACGGATGTATTGGTTACGGAAAAATGTACATTAGCATGTTCTCATTGTAATATGTTTATGCCACATTTTGTTTCACCAAACCATAGAGATTTAGAAATAATAAAATCCGACATTGATTTATTTTTTAACAAAGTAGATTATGTTAGTGTATTTCATTTAGTAGGTGGTGAACCATTTTTATATCCACACATAGAAGATGTTATTCGTTATGTTCTTACAAATTATATAAGTAAAATTGACAAATTAATAATCACAACAAATGGTACAATAAAACCAAAACAAAGTATATTAGACTTATTAAAAAGTAATGATATTATTTTAAGTATTAGTGACTATACCGATAAATTAGAAAATATAAAATCAAAAGTTTCAAAAGTATTGGAAACTTATAAAACCGAAAATATAAATCATTATGTTCGAACTGAAATTGAATGGTATGATTTTGGTGATTTAAGAATTAAAAAGAATTTAGAAACGGATACGTTAATTAAGCACTTTGATAGTTGTACGGCACCATTCAGAGGTTTGAACGATGGTAAGTTTTATTATTGTCATTTAAATACATCAGCGGTATTAACAAAATTATTTCCATTAAATGATAATGATTATGTTGGTTTAAAAGATGTATCAAAAGAAGATTTAATTAAATTTGACTTAGGTTATACCGATTTAGGATATATTACATTTTGTGATAATTGTAATGGATGTAATACTGGAATAAAAGTACCAGTAAGTTATGAAAAACAAGGTTTAAGAGATTTATGAAAGTAATAATTGATATAGATAATACATTGTCAATCGCCACCGATAGATTTAAATTATCTGAAAAAGAAAACGGAAAAACCGATTGGGATTTTGTCCATGCACCTGAAAATCTTATAAAAGACAAACCAAATTTACCAATGATTGAATTGGCAAAAAATTATAAAGAAAATGGTTTTGAAGTTATCATACTAACAGGCAGACCAGAATCTACAAGAAAGGTAACAAAAGAGTGGTTACAAAAATACAATATACCATACGATAAATTATATATGAGAAGTTGGGAAGATAATTTTTTAAAAGCACCTGTTTTTAAAAGAAAAATATATGAAAATGAAATAAAAGAAAATGTATTTTGTGCATATGATGATGACCAACGAATAATAGATGTTTGGGTTGATTTAGGAATAACCAGTTTTAAAGTTTTTGTGATATAATGAAATCAATAGACCATTATACTAAATTATTATTAAAAGATAAAGCTTTACAAAACCCAAACTCATTTGAAGAATTGGGTTATATTTTTTTTGGGCCACTACTATTCAATTTTTTTATTTGGTTAAAATTCGAAGTAAAAGGAAGTGACCTCATATTGTTTAATTCTAGAGAAGGGTATTTTTTAAAAGATATTTATGAATTATTCAAAATAAAATATAACTTACCAACGGGAGTATATTTTAAAACATCTAGAAAGATATCGTCTATTGCATCACTTTTTACCAATGAAGATATTTACAAAACATTTGACTCACATAGATATTCAGGAATTTTATCAAATTTAATGAAAGATAGATTCGGAATAGAATGTGATAAAAATGATAATATAGATACTAAAACAGAAATTCCAAATATAGATGAATATGTTGAATCGATTTTAAATAATGCAAAAAGAGTTAGAAATGACTACGGTAAGTATATAAATAATACAATAGTAAATCATAATAATATAGTAATGATTGATAGTGGATATCAGGGTACAACACAATATAATTTACAAAAAGCCTTTGGTCTATATGTAAGTGGTAGATATATAAATTACAAAGGAAATGAAAATTTATTAGATGTAGTTGGGTTATATGATTTTAATAAAACCAATTTTCAAAAAAACATAATATTCTTTGAATCCATTTTTACCGATAAAGTTGGTTCATATATTGATATTGTAGATGGTAATTTTATAAACGAAAAAATAGATGAAGATAATCACCATTTTGAAGAAAAGATAAAAATTATAAATGGTATAAAATTATTTATAAATGATATGTTTGTTGTTAATTTTGATGAAACATCCGTATCATACGAATACTCCGATTATCTTTTTGATTTAATGTGTAAAGATGGTTTTATTAAAAATGAAAAGTTATTTGATATTTTTTTTCACGATAATTATTATGTAAGAGATAGTGTCAAAAAAATAGTAAGACAATAATTGTTATGGAAAATATGCAGGGTTCTAAATTTAAGTTTATTTATACGGATTGGTTTATCCATCATGGAGAAAGAAAACCATTTGGCAATGCTATTCATCCAGTTATTAGAGAATTTATTCAGCATATTCATAAGAATAATCTTAATATAGATTATTATAAAATATTACAATATAGTGAAAACGAAAAGGGCATAAAATTTGACCATTCGGAGTTAATAAATTATATTGATAGAAATTTTCCAAAAAATATAATATCATTAAATCAAATACAAGAAGATGATTTTACATACATCTATCCTATTGAAGTAAAAGACACATTGGGTGCAATTAATAATCATAATGGATTTGAATTAAATGGTGAAAAATATAAATGGTATTTAAGAGATATAATACCAACTGAAATATTAGATGGTTGTAGAAGTGGTAAAATAAAAATTTTAATAAGCATAATTCACGACCCATTATACGATGATTATAATATAAAACAATTCGAAACACAAATGAATCAATTGGGAATAGATGGTTCTAATATTATAATTTTAGGTGGAAGTAATTTTCAAGAATATTATGAAAAACATCCGGAAAGTAAAATAAAAATATATAATGGCCATCTTTTTATAAAAGGATATGCGGATATGATGTTATCATTTCCAACCATTGGTAATTTGGGATATATTTGTGAATTAGTGGATGCATCCGATTTGGATGAAAATGAAATCAGACCATATAAATTTTTGTGTAATAACAAAACAATGACAAAGGAACACAGAGTATCCATGGCCTATTTTGCAATAAAATATGATTTATTGAATGAGGGCAAATTTTCCTTTATACAAAAAACAAACAAAGATGATTTAATATCACATATATCAAAAATAATTCAAAATCCAAAAGAAGAATATATACAAAAAATAGTTGATATATTACCATATGAATTAGATACACATCACCTTTCACCAAATGAAAAAACTAATTTTGGTGCAACCAATAATATGAAAGATTGGTATACTGATACTTACATAAATTTAGTTACTGAAACTTTCTTTGGTAGAAATGTATTTTTATCTGAAAAAATATTTAAACCACTTTCAAACTTGCAACCATTTATTGTTTTGGGAGATTATAGAACTATTCATGAATTAAAAAGATTAGGATTTAAATCATTTGAACCATTTATAGATGAAAGCTACGATTTAGAAATAGACCCAAAAGAAAGAATAAAAAAGATTGAAATTGAAATTGAAAAATTAAAAAACAAATCAATTGAAGAAATACACAATTGGTATTATTCTATAAAAGATATATTATTATACAATCAAAAACATATGTATTCATTTAAAAACTATGAATGTTTTGAAGAGATATTTGAAAAAATAAAATTAGATTACGAAAAATAAAACTATGGAACTCACAGGAAAAAAAATTATTGTAACCGGAGCAAACGGACTAGTTGGTCTACCGGCAGTTAAAAAATGTTTAGAAGAAGGTGCTGCAAAAGTATATGCGGTAGACTTAAGATTTAGTGAAAATTTAAACTTTCTAAAAGGTCAATACCAAGATAGATTAGAATTAGTTAAGACGGATTTAACATATCTTTCTCATTGTGAAAATTTATTTACAATGGATAAGATTGATATCGTATTACACATAGCCGGAGTAAAAGGCTCACCCGCTAGGTCATCAACACAACCTGCAGATTATTTATTCCCAATGTTAATGTTTAATACAAATATGATTAAAGCATCTTTTGATGCTAAAGTTGATTGGTTTGTTTATCTTTCATCGGTTGGAGTTTATAAGCCGGCAGAAGTAATGAACGAAGAAGATACTTGGTCACAAGAAGAAACTTGGGCATCAACTCCATCTCGTTTAGATTGGCATCCGGGTTGGACAAAAAGAATGGGAGAACTTACTTTGGATTCTTTAAGAGTTCAGTATGGTTGGAAAAACTATACCGTTATTAGACCTTCAAACATTTATGGTATCAATGATAACTTTGCACAAGACGCAACAGTAATCAGTTCTAATATTTGGAAATTATTCAATGTAGAAGGTGATGATATGGTGTGTTGGGGCAATGGTTCATCTCGTAGAGATTTTGTATTTGGTGATGATGTTGCACAAGCTTCAATAGATGTAGTTAAAAAAGAAGTTAGTGATATTATTAATTTTGGATGTGCAGAGGCAGTGACAATTAAAGAGACAATTGAAACTATTGTTGAATGTTATACCGAAATTACTGGTAAAACTAAAAATATTGTTTGGGATGAGAGTAAAACAAATGGTGACCCAATTAGATGTTTGGGTGCAAAAAAACAAAAAGAATATGGTATTCTTCCAAAAACTACATTAAAGGAGGGTATTAAACAATCTATTAAAGAATATAAAAGTAGATTATAATGAAATTATTTACAATAGGATGTTCATTTACAGAAGGACAAGAATTGGAAAACATGAGAACGGAATGTTATGCACACCAGCTAGCAGAAAAATTAAATTTAGAATATTTTAATTTTGGAGCATGTGGTGCATCAAATGATTATATTTTTAGGAAAGTTTTTGAATTAATTAATTCAAATACATTACAAAGTGATGACATTATTATAATTCAATGGACTCATTACAATAGAAAAGAATTACCTGTAATGTTTAATGATAAAGAATGGTATCATTATCTTCCAAATTCATTTCACGCCTATCAAGATAAAACCATACTTAGACAAGGCAAAAATTTAAATGTTCAAAATCAATATATGAACCATGATTTGCATAACGATAGAATAGAACTTGAATCCAAAAATAAAAAAGCATTGGATGAATATATTGTTTCTTTTTTACAAGAAGAATACCAAAAAAATACTACTATAAATTATATAAATGCACTATACACTTACTTAGAACACTTTGGTTATAATCATTTACATTTTTTTGGTTGGGATAGATGTATAATTAATTCCGTTTATGATAATGGCCACTGCTTTTTAAATAAATCATTCGGTGGTTATACGGATACATTGTTAAATAATCATCCAGATAAAGAATCTCACAATAGATGGGCCCACCTATTATTTGAAAAACTAAATGAAATATACAAAAATAATTTAAAAAATTTAATTTAAAATGAAACATATAGTAGTATCGGGTTGTTCTTTTACAAACAATTTTAGAATCAACATAGGTGATGAAAGAAGATGGGAGAGAGACCCGATTGAAGATTGGACGTGGGCAAATTGGTTGCAAGATTATTTAAAAGAAACACATATTTTACACAATTATGGAACGGTGACACATGATAATAAAAGTATTGTTCGTTCTATAATTTATAAAGTTTCAAACTTATTAAAAGAAGGTATATCACCTGAAGATATTATGGTAGTTGCACAATTTACCACATTGATAAGAAATTCATTTTTTATAACTCCAGAAAAATATCATCCTGTAAATCCTGAAATTAGATATAGAAAAAATGACGAAAGTTGGGCACATACAACGGATTATCTAATCAATGGTAAAGATAAAAACTCACCCTACGAACATGGATACTTTCACCTAACGGGAGGATACAATAAAACAAATAATCCAATAAATGTAGACCCAGTAGTTTTTGAATGGTTGGATGGTGTTATGACTTATACTGAAAGATATTTTGAGTGGTTTGAATATATTAATATGTTATTAAATTTTCTTCATGTAAATGGAATTACGAAAATTAAATTCTTTAATATGAATAATAACTTCAGCAAAAAATATTTAAATGAAGGTAGAACCCCACCATATTATCATACACCCAAAGAAAAGTCTGTTTACGAATGTATTATAGAGAATAGAGATATTTGTGATACATGGGAACAAAAAGAACTGGAATTTGAAAACTCATATGTAAAATCGTATGCAGATAAAATAGACTTTAAAAAATATTTTTGGTTTTTTGAAGAAAATTCCTTACATTTATATGGTGGCATGATTGAATGGAGTATTAGAAATTTTGATTATAATATGGAAGGTAATTTACCAAAAGTATTATGGAGAGAAATGAATGGTATGGATTTAGATGAACAAAAAAAATATTTAGAAAGAAGTTGGTATGGTCACACATCATCTATACTAACGAAAAAATTTGTAGAAGATGTGGTATTAAATTGGGATATTTTAAAATAAATTATATGAAAAAAACAGACAAGGTTTTAGTTACAGGAGCAAGTGGATTTATAGGTTCACACTTATTAAGGTTATTATATGAAAAAGGTTATAGAAACCTTCGTTCAACATCATTCAGTAGAGATTTGAGAAACGATTTCGAAGGAACATCGGAAGTAGAACATATTAAAGGAGATTTACAAAATGCAGAGTTTTGTGAATTGATTAGTAAAGATGTTGATGTAGTATTCCATTGTGCAGCAAACACTTCAAACGCATTAGATACCAAATTCAATCCATTATTACACGTTACTCCGAATGTGGAGATGAATGTAAACTTAATGGAACAAAGTTGGAAAAACAAAGTTAGAAAGTTTTTATTTATATCATCTAACACAACTTACCCTGATATGGGAACTGAGTTTTGTACCGAAGATATCAATGTACATGCTACACCAATGTTGCCTGTTTACAAAGCAGTTGGTGGAATGAAAAGATATGGTGAAATGTTATGTGATTTCTTTTCTAATCAGATTCACGAACCAATGCAATGTTTGATTGTTAGACCTTCAAACGCATTCGGCCCTAACGATAAATTTGATTTTGAAAAATGTCACGTTACACCTGCAAACATTCGTAAGGTAGCAGATGGTTTGAATCCAATCCCAGTTTGGGGTGATGGTACGGAAGTAAGAGATTTATTACATGTTGAAGATATGGCAGATGGTTTTATCTTTGTAGCAGAAAATAACGATACATATGATATTTTCAATGTATGTTATGGTGAAGGGTTTACAGTAAATGAAACACTTGCAACTATTAAAGAATTGGATAACAATACAAATCCAATTGAATATGTAAATAATAAAGCACCAATGATTCCTATTAGATTATTATCATCTAAAAAGATTAATGATTTAGGATGGAAACCAAAGAGAAACTTAAAAGAGGCTTTAAAAGAAACGATTGAGTGGTATAAATCAAATAAACACTTATACAATCCAAATTCAAAACCATAGTGGAGGATAACAAAGATATATTAAAAAAATATGTTTGTGAAATGCCATTTATGTATAGTGATGTACAATGGTTATCACAATTTGTATGTTGCCCTTCTTGGGCCCCACAAACAATTAGAGTCCACGAAGATGGTAGAGAGAAATGGTCACCCATAGATGAGAGTGATGATGTTATGAGAAATTGGACATCACCACAAGCACAAGATATTCGTAAATCGGTATTGGATGGTAGTTACAAATATTGCAATCATACAGTATGTCCAAGACTAAATGAATTAATCAACACAGGTAGAAAACCATATCTTTTTAAAGAAATAGATGAATTTAGAGAAGTTTATAATATACATACGGAAGAAGATATTATAAATTATAAAACACCTCCTGAAGAAATACTTTTTGGATTTGACAGAAGTTGTAATTTAAAATGTCCATCTTGTAGAGTTAATTTAATACCAAATGATGATTTAGAATCACTAGAACATAAAGCAAAACTACATTTATTAAAATCAATCGAAGATAATTTTGCAAGTGGGCTAAAACGAATAATGGTTACTGGAAGTGGTGACCCATTTTATTCAAAAATATACAGAGATTACTTAATTAATTTTGATATAAAAAAATATCCTAAATTAGAACAACTGCAAATAATTACAAATGGTAATTTGTTAGATGAAAAATTGTGGAATCAAATGAAAGCAACTCCTTACATTAAAACAATAGAAATTAGTATAGATGCAGCTACTAAAGATACTTATGAAAATAAAACAAGACTAAATGGTAATTGGGATAGATTGATAAATAACTTAAAATTTTTATCAACTCAAGGACATATAATAGAAGAATTTGTTTGTTCAATGGTTGTTAGTAAACAAAATTACAAAGAGATGTATGATTTTTACGAATTAATATCTAATATATTTAAAAATTCTAATTTTAAATGGGGAATATCTATAAATTATAGACAGATAGTAGATTGGGGAACATATTCTGCAGAAGATTTAAAAGAATTGCAAATATTTAATGAAGACCACACTTTATTTAATGAATTTTTACAAGAACTAAATAAAATACATAATAGAAAATATGTAAATCATAATTTTCACCACTTAATAAATTAATATGAGTACACCACAATTTTCACCATATAAGGATGAATTAACAAAAGCAATGACATTCCTTGCAGAAAAGGAAGATACAATTTTTATAGGTCAACAAATAGTTTACGCGGGAAATCCAATGAGCACAACCTTAACGGAAGTACCAAAGGAAAAAATGATTGAAGTTCCTGTTATGGAAGAAACACAAATGGGTATGAGTTTAGGACTTGCAATGACCGGTAAATCGGTTATTACATTTTATCCTCGTTGGGACTTTTTAGTATCAGCTGCAAACCAATTAATAAACCATGCTGACAAATTTGAACATATGACTGATAAAAAAGTTAATATTATCATTAGAGTTGGAGTAGGAAGTAAAGACCCATTAGACCCAGGTATCCAACATAGAAACGATTATACACAAGAATTTAAATCTATATTGCAATTCACAAAAGTACATGAATTAAAATCTTATGAAGATATTTATAACATATACACAAATGCTTATAACGAAGGTGGTGTTCATATTATTGTTGAATGGCCTGAATTATATTATAAAAATTAAATTATGATAAAAAAATTACCTATTATTTCTTTTTTTGTAAAATGGTATGAAAATTACAAAATGAAAAAGAAATTAAAGAAAAAACTAGAAGAACTTAAAAAAAGAGACCCATTTATTTATAAAAGTTTTTAAATGAATAGAATAGTACTTGGGTATGATGTTATGACATATAATGGTGAACAACCAAATTGTCAAAACCCAAAATTTTTGAGCACAATCCATACCGCATCTGATTTTTATTTTTCTGACTCTTTAGAGTTTTTCTCAAAAAGATGGAATAATGAATGGGCCCTATATAATAGTAATCTATATAATAATTTTGCCGAAAAAAAATCAATATATGAGATAAAGCAAGATGCGAAAAAAAATCTAAATTATAGTTGGTTTTATATCGTAGAACCCTTTTCAAATTTGGAAAATTTCTTTGGCAATGGTTCTTTCTATAAAGATTTTTCTTTAAATGGTATTTCAAAAGTTGCATTAGACGAAATAATAAATGGAAATGGTAATTTACTTATAAACTATATAATAGATGGAGGAACTGCATTTAGAGTAGAAAATTTCCAAAAAATTATAAATTATACAAAAGAAAACAATATACCAGATAATAAAGTATATTTTGTTTTTGCAGATTTTAAGTTAAAAGAAAATTTAGAAAAATTAGGAGCAAATTATAATGTAATTGATTATAGTTACAATATGATTGCAAAGTCTCAAGAATTTAATAATACAATCAATATACCAAATTATTCATATTGGGGAAAGGGTTCTTATGAACCACAATTTGGTACGATAGAGAATTCATATTCATCAGTTGCAACTTCCGAAGAATTTTTGGAAAGTATTGGAAAGGATAAAAAAGATTTCCTATTATTAAATAGACATTGGAAATTACATAGATTATTTTTATTAAGCCAATTACATAAATTGGGACTTGAAAAAAGCTTAGTTTCTTGGGATAACAAATTTGCATATCAATTGCAAAGAGAAGCTTTTTTACAATATGATAATAACGAAGAATTTTTAAAATTAATCACAGAAACTTCATCATTGTTGGATATTCATGATTTAACAAAAATAGCAGGATTTGGATTTGAAAATAAAGACATATATTTAAACACATATTTAAGTATAGTAACGGAATCTGTCTTTTTGCAAGAAGATATTAATTTCCCAAGTGGATATCTTTCTGAAAAAATATGGAAACCAATTGGCCATTGCCAACCATTCATTTTAGCAGGGCCATCAAAATCATTACAACATATTAAAGAGAGATTTGGTTATAAAACATTTCATCCATACATTGATGAAAGTTATGATTTAGTTGAAGATGATATGGAAAGACTTTATTTAATTCAAATAGAAATAGATAAATTTTCAAATAAATCAAAAGAAGAAAAAGACCAATTTTTAAATGATGTAAAAGACATTTGTGTTTATAATCAAAATTTATTTTTACAATATGGTCGTAATAGTTGGAAGTCATCATCAGAAAATACTGAAATGGAAAAAATCATAAATTTTTTAATGGATGGTAAAAAGAGTTTAATTTAGGATATTTATAGGTATGAATTCAGAAAATACTATGATGGGATTGCCGGCAGGATATCCATCTAAATCACAAGTTGATAAAATAGAAAAGAAAAATAAAGAAATTCGTAAAAAATCAGATACGGATTCCGAATATGTCTACAATATTGTGGATGAAATTACGGATGATGTAAATAATTTTATAGATGAATATTTCGACCTACCCTTAAACGAATCATTACTTTTGGAAGGTGGTGCAGCGGGTCACTTAGCACATCCGTTTGAAGATGGTGATTTGACATTCAACGACATGAAGGAAATGATAAAGAGGGGGCTAGTAGGTGGGTTGGATAAGGAAGCACCTGTTACTGAAAAATTAGACGGACAAAACATAGCATTCAGTTTTAAAGATGGTAAAATTATATTTGGTAGAAATAAAGGACATGTTAGAGATGGTGGTAAAAATGCATTAGATGTAAAAGGTATAACACAACAATTTGCAGGAAGAGGTGGCATTGAAAAGGCATTCGTTGGAGCTGCAGAAGATTTACAAAGTGCAATTTCAAAATTAACACCACAACAAACTAAGAATATGTTTAAAAATGGTTCCAAATTTATGAGTTTGGAAATCATATTACCAGATACTCAAAATGTAATCCCATATGGTAAGAGTGTATTAGTAATGCATGGTACTATTGAATATAACAAAGAAGGTGAACAAATAAATCGTTCCTCTACTGATGGTGAAGAATTTGCACAAGCAGTTCAAAAAGTAGGTGCAGATAAACAAAAAACATTTGGAATAGAAGGCCCAAAAGTAATAGCATTTAGTGATGCAGAAAGTTTGAAATATGCAAAACTGGCAAAAGAATACAATTCTAACTTAAATGATATTGCAAAACAATATGGTCTAAATAGTAAATCTAAATTAGAAGACTATCGTAATAAATGGTGGCAGAGAAAAATAGATAGTGAAAACAAAGAATCAAATCTTAATCTTTCTCCTAAAGAAAAAAAAGGTTTAGTAAATAGATGGGCAAATGGTGATAAAACTTTTGGTGTAAAATCTTTTGATGATAATACTAAATCGGATTGGTTCAGAAACTTTGAAACAAACGAATTACAACAATCTCAAAAAGAAATGATTAAACCTATTGAGAATATATTTCTTAATGCAGGTGCACAAACATTAAAACGAGTTAGTAATTTTTTATCAACCAATAGTCCAACTGCAGCTAAAGAATTAAAAAGAGATACACTTACTGCAATAAAAGCTATTAGAGATAGTAAAGACCCAGATAAGATTGCAAAACTTCAAAAAGAATTAGAAAGATTGGATAGTATTGGATTGGATAATTTAGTACCATCGGAAGGTGTAGTTTTTATGTATAATGGAAATCCATATAAATACACAGGAACTTTTGCACCTATAAACCAAATTCAAGGAACTTTCAAATTTGATAAACCTGCAAAAAAAGAAGATAAGGTAGAGAAAAACGAAATAGCAATTTTCTCAGGTAGATTCCAACCATTTCATGCAGGACATTATAGTATCTATAAATCATTAGTTGACAAATTTGGTAAAGATAATGTTTATATATCATCATCGAATATAACTGACCCTGTTAAATCTCCTTTTCCATTTAAAGATAAAAAGGCAATAATGAATAAAATGTTTGGTATTCCAACAAGCAAAATTGTTCAGGTTAAAAATCCATATTCACCAGCTGAAATACTAAGTAAATACCCAGAGGATACAAAATATGTAACTGCAGTATCCGAAAAGGATGCAGAAAGATTGGAAATGGGTGGTAAATATTTCAAAAACTATGATAAAGTTCCTGACAATAAAAAGAAAGGATATGAAGATGAGGGATATTATATAATTGCACCTGAAATGCAATTAAAAGTAAATAGAAAAAATATAAGTGGTACACAATTAAGAGCTACTTTTGGAAATGATTTATTAACTACAAAAGAAAAGAAAGATATATTTAATCAAGTTTATCCAAAATTTGACAAAGATGTTTTTGCAAATATAGTAGCTACAACCAAAAAAGCAGAAGCATTAAAAAAATCAAAACAAGTTACCAAAGATACAGCTTTAAAATCAAAATTAAAATCATTAGACCCTAAAACTAAAAAGAAAGTACAAAAAGCTTTACAAACTAAAATTAAAAATCCTGTTACTGGAAATACAATATTAGTTAAATCTGCATTAAAATATGATGATAGTCAATCGGTAAAAAAACTTGCAGTTGGTCTAATAAAACAAGCTATGAAAAAATAAAAAATTATTTTTGATAGATTATTTTGATATATATAATATAAAGAAACAGTTATAAAAGTATAGAAATATGGCAAAAAGAAAAAGTTTTGATGAGAAATCAAAAGGGATGCACAAATCTCGTAAACTCATTATAGACACGGTTTTTGGTAGAGAGGACAACACACAAAGAGTACATGGTTATGAAGGTGAGGTTGAACAAAAAAGAGAAGTAGGTGAAAGATGGGTTGACAACGATGGTAAAGAGTGGGAACAAAAAGAAGGTTTCAAAGTTGCAGTCACTCAAATGGACGATGTTAGACAATTTTTACAAAAGCTGAGTACATGTTCAGTTGAAGATTGTAAAACAGAAACATATAGTTCTGCAGACAAAAAACTAATTCGTAAAACAGGAATGTGTATAGTTTGTCTTGCAAAATTTGAACAAGGTTTAAAACAAGATGGAACATATCCTTTCTATGAAGATTATAAGATAACAAGAAATAAACTTGCTTATGTTAGAGAATTGAAAGATAGATATGAAGAAGCTTTGGGTGGTATTAAAAAACAAATGGAAATTATCACCGAAGATGGTAGAACCGAAACTTGGACATGGGATGTGGATATTGAAAAAGTAAAACAAGATTTAAAAAAAGATATAGATGGTGCATATGATGCCATTGAATTATTAATAGAAAGAAAAAGGTTATTAGAAGAAAAATTGGTTGAGTTAAATCATCCAGAATTAATTAAAAAATAAAAATTATGAAAAAATTCTTAAATTTAAAAAACATTGCAATTGCAGTATTAGTAGTAATCGTATTATTAGAGTATTTTAACCCAGGTGGAAAGATGCCAGGTAGAACTGTTAGAATTGATGGTAAAAAATACGAAGTTATTAAACATGACATAGATACATTTGAAGTTGTTAAAACAAAAGTTGTAACTAAAAAAGGTTCGGACATCTATCATGAAACAATTGTAGAAAAAGAAGTAGTAATCCCTGCAATAGTGGATACTCAAGCATTATTAAAAGATTATTATTCAAAAGTATTATATAAAGATGTATTAGTATTACCTGATTCATTAGGAACAGTTTCAGTAACAGATACAATTTCACAAAACAAAATCTTAGGTAGAACTTTCGATGCCAAAGTAAAAGAAAGAACTATTAAAGAAACTATGATTGTTAAAGAATTACCAAAGACACAAGTATATTATGGTTTCAATGGTGGATTTAACAAAGCAGATGTTGTATCAAACATAGGTGCAGGTGTTATTGTAAAAACTAAAAAAGATAAAATCTACCAAGTTGGTGTGGGTGTTGCAAATAGAGTAACAGACGGAACCAACGGAGCATTGTCACCATATGTTGGTGCTGGTGTATATTGGAAGATTAAATTCAAAAAATAATGGGAGTTCAGGGGCAACCTAAGAAAACATTAAAAGAGATAATTGCTGAAGAATATCGCAAGTGTGCGTTAGACCCAATCTACTTTATGAAAAAGTATTGTGTCATTCAGCATCCGGTGAGAGGAAAAATACCCTTTCACCTTTATCCATTCCAGGAGGATTGTTTAACAGACTTCAAAGATAATCGTTTTAACATTATTCTTAAATCTCGTCAGTTGGGTCTATCGACTCTATCTGCAGGATTTATTTTATGGAAGATGTTATTCAACCAAGACTTCAATGCGTTGGTAATTGCAACCAAAGTAACTGTTGCAAAGAATCTGGTAGAGAAGGTAAGAGTTATGCACGACTTACTTCCTATTTGGTTAAGAGATGGTGGTAGTTCATCGGTTGAAGATAACAAACTTTCCCTTAAATTAAAAAATGGTTCACAAGTAAAAGCAATCGCAAGTTCTCCAGACGCAGGCCGTTCGGAAGCATTGTCATTGTTAGTTGTGGATGAAGCTGCATTCATTAGAGACATTGATGAGATTTGGTTATCTGCACAATCAACCCTATCAACGGGTGGTTCTGCAATTGTATTGTCTACTCCAAATGGTATCGGTAATTGGTTCCATAAAATGTGGGTAGATGGTGAATCTGGCCAAAACGGATTTAATAATATCAATTTACATTGGACTGTTCACCCTGAAAGAAATCAGGCATGGAGAGATGAACAAACTCGTATCTTAGGAGTAAAAGGTGCAGCACAAGAATGTGATTGTGACTTTGTTGGTTCTGGTGATACGGTATTTGAACCTGCATTACTGACTTGGTATAAGGACACATATGTAATGGAACCTGTTGAAAAGAGAGGGTTTGATAGTAATTTGTGGGTATGGGAACATCCTAATTATAATAGAAGTTATATGATATCTGCCGATGTCGCTAGAGGTGACGGAGCCGACTATTCTACTGCACAAGTAATTGATATTGAAGATTCTTCACAAGTTGCAGAATATAGAGGTAAAATTGACACAAAAGATTTCGGTAATTTTCTTACAGCATTGGCAACGGAATATAATAATGCATTGTTAGTAATTGAAAACTCAAATGTCGGATGGGCATGTATTCAACAAGTAATTGATAGAGGATATCCAAATTTATTCTATATGAGTAATGATTTACAATATATAGATACTCAAAGACAGATGTCAAACAAATATTATAGAGACGAAAGACAAATGGTTGCCGGATTTTCAACAACATCTAAAACCAGACCACTTATCATTTCTGCATTGGACACATATATGAATGATAAAGATATTTTAATTCGTTCAAATAGATTGATAGATGAAATGTTTACATTCATTTGGCATAGTGGTAGAGCAGAAGCAATGAAAGGATATAATGATGACCTTATTATGGCATTGGGTATTGGACTATGGGTTCGTAATACTGCACTTCGTTTAAAACAAGAGGGAATTGATTTGACAAAAAATATGTTAAACGCAACAACAATTAACTCAAATCAGGGAGTTTATTCTTCAAATTGGCAAAATCAAACAAATCCATACGAAATGGAAGTTCGTAAGGGAGAAATAGAAAACCTAACTTGGTTACTTAAGTAATTTTTTTATATTTATATGTTGAAACTATCATAAATGAATGAAGATTTAAATAAGTGGTTTAAAGAAAAATGGGTGAACATCGGCAAAAAAGTTGATGGCAAACACCCACCATGTGGAACTTCAGGAGAAAAAAATGGTTATGCAAAATGTGTTCCAGCTGCAAAAGCTGCCGGAATGAGTAAAAAAGAAAAAGAATCTGCAACTCGTAGAAAAAGAGCTGCACAAAATAAAGCTGGAAGAGGTGGTAAAGATAGTAGTGGACAAGGTAAAACTCCAATATATGTCTCAACTAAGAAAAACGAAAATATGAATATAGAAGAAAAACTAAATTTATTTTTAGAAAAGAATTGTCCAACTGACCCTGGTAAATGGGCAGCATCAAAGGCAGCAGCAAAATCTAAATTCGATGTTTATCCATCTGCATACGCAAATGGTTGGGCATCTAAGAATTACAAAGGTAAAGGTGGTGGATGGAGAAAATGCAATGAAAGTATACAAGAAGCAAATGCATTAGATGAATGTTGGGATGGATATAGAGAGATTGGTGGAAAAATGAAAAATGGTAAAATGGTTCCAAATTGTGTTCCTGTAAAAGAGGATATCAATAGTGATGATGATGTTAATAATGGTTTAGTTGAACCTGAAGAATATGATGTAGATAATTATGATGATTTTAAAGACTTTATAGAATACATAAAAGAATACAATAAAGAATTATCAGAAGCAACTTGTCCTTGTTTAACTGAAGCAGAATATCAAGGTAGAAATGTTCCGTTAGGTAAACCAATGAGAGGTGATGTAAAGAAATTTAAAGTATATGTAAAAAACCCTGCAGGTAATGTAGTAAAGGTAAACTTTGGACATGGTGGAACATCTGCAGCGGCTAAGGGTGAGAAAACGATGAAGATAAGAAAATCTAACCCAAAGGCGAGAAAATCGTTTAGAGCTAGACACAATTGTGCAAATCCAGGACCAAGAACAAAAGCAAGATATTGGAGTTGTAGAAAATGGTAAATTTGGAAAAGTGGAAAATTTTTCATATATTTAGAAAAATAGAATTATATAAAAATGGCAGATAAATCAATATTTAGTAGGTTACAAAAATTATTTTCAACAAATACTATTGTTAGAAAAACGGCGAAAGGAATCAAAGTAGTAGATACCGATGAGTATCAAAACATGACTACTAACCTCGTTGACCGTTTTATGAAACTAAAAGTTACAAATTACGGAACTGGACAAGTAGAATCTTCATTAGCATATCAACAAGTTAGAATTGATTTGTTTAGAGATTATGACTCAATGGATACAGACCCAATTTTATCATCAGCATTAAATGTTTATGCAGACGAATGTACTGCAAGAAACGAATTCGGTAGTGTATTAAAGATACATCATGAAGATGACCAAATCAAACAAGTATTAGAAAATTTATTTTACGATACACTTAATGTTGAATTTAACTTATGGCCATGGGTTAGAAATTTGGTTAAATATGGTGATTTTTATTTACAATTAGAAATGGCAGATGAATTTGGTATTGTTAATACAAATCCATTATCCGTATATGAAATGAGTAGAGTTGAAGGATTTGACCAAGAAAATCCACAAAGAGTTAAATTTGTATACGCACCATATCAAAATCCAAATAGTGGATATTCTCAAAATAATAAAAAAGAATTTGAAAACTACGAAATTGCACACTTTAGATTAAATGGTGATGCAAACTTCTTACCTTATGGAAAATCTATGTTAGAAGGTGCTAGAAGAGTTTGGAAACAATTGATGTTGATGGAAGATGCAATGTTAATCCACAGAGTTATGAGAGCTCCTGAAAAGAGAATCTTTAAAGTGGATGTTGGTAATATTCCACCAAATGAAGTGGATAACTACATGCAAAAGATTATTAACTCATCTAAAAAAGTTCCATTTGTTGACGAAAGAACTGGTGAGTATAACTTAAAATATAATATGCAAAACTTAATTGAAGATTATTACATGCCAGTTCGTGGTAGTGATAATGGAACTTCAATTGATACCCTAAAAGGTTTAGAATATAATATGATTGATGATATCAATTATTTAAAAAATAAATTGATGTCAGCTTTACAAATTCCAAAAGCATATTTAGGATACGAAGAAGATACCAATGGTAAAGCAACTCTTGCAGCAATGGATGTTAGATTTGCAAAAACAATTGAAAGAATTCAAAGAGTAATTGTATCCGAATTAACTAAAATTGCAATCGTTCACTTATATGCACAAGGAATTGAAGATGATAGATTAACTGCTTTCACATTAGAATTAACTATTCCATCTAAAATATACGAACAAGAAAAGGTTGAATTGTATACATCAAAAATAGCATTGATTCAACAAATGCAACAAACCAAAATGGTTTCAAAAGAATGGATGTATAAGGCTATATTAAATATGGCTAAAGATGAACAAGATGAAATGACAATGCAAGTATTAGATGATACAAAACAATCATTCCGCTTAACTTCTATTGAAACTCAGGGTATGGACCCGGCTAAACCAACCGGAACCGAAGGTACGACAAATGTTGAAGAAGAGATAGATAATATCAATTTAGAATTAGCAAATGAAGACGAAGGTGGTAGACCTAAAGACCCTACGAGATATGGTAAAGATGACCATCCACAAGGTAGAGACCCATTAGGTATTAAAACACTTAAACAAAAAGAAGGTTCTGTAAAATATAAACCCAGAGAATCATATACTGAGATATTTAAAGATATGAAGGGTAATAAAAAAAAGATTTTAACAGAGAATTTAACAAAAAAGTAATAAAGTAATATAAAAACATATTTATATCTGATAAATAATATCAATTGATGAAAAAAATAAAGCATTCAAAGTTTAAAAATACCGGATTTATATTCGAATTATTAGTAAGACAAATCACGTCCGAAATAATGTCTAATAACAAATCTGTTGCAGAAAAAATTTTAAAAGAACATTTTAATTCAAAAAAAGAATTATCTAAAGAATTGAAATTATATCAATATCTTGTTAATGAAAAATACAATTCAGAATCAAAAGCTGAACAGTTCATCAACACAATATTAGAAGCTCGTAAAAGATTAGATGAAACTAAACTTACAAGAGAAAAATATAATCTTATTAAAGAAATTAAAGAAACTTATAATTTAGATGAATTTATAAAATCATCTATTTCAAATTATAAAACTCTTGCATCTATTTATAAAATATTTGAAACCGTTACATCGGTAGAACAATTTGACCCAACTGATATCGTTTCATCTCGTTTTACAATTGCAGAAAATATAATCAACTCATCTATTGAAAATAAAGATGTAAAAATTAAAGATGCAGTTTTAGAAGAATATAGAAAACAAGATGAAGATTTAAGAGCGGTATCTTATAAATTATTAGTAGAATCTTTTAATAGTAAATACAAAAATCTAACCGAAGACCAGAAAGGATTATTAAGAGAATATATTAACAACATCAATAACACAGGTAAATTGAATCAATATGTTAATGAAGAAGTAACTAAATTAGTAGATTCATTAAAAGAAGTTGGTTCTAAAATTTCTGACAAAGTTACTAAAATTAAATTAGCAGAAACAATTGCAAATGTTAGAAAAATTAAATCTGTAAAAAAGATTAAAGAACAACATTTATCTGCAATGATGATGACATATGAACTATTAGGTGAACTAAAACAATCGATTAAAAAATAAAATTATGAGTGTAAATTATAGAGCATATAACGCAAAATTAGTAACATCTGGTTCTGCCGCATTAATAGATAGAGTGTGGGGTGTGTTACCTGTGAGTGGTGTGACCGGTACAATTACTTTAGAAGGTAATACAACCATTTCATTGGCACATTTAACAGCAGGAGAACCTTTTCCTTGTTATGTAAAAAGTATTTCAGTAACCAATGGTGGTTCTGTTTATGTATTAGCTTAATATTATCAAAATGCCAGCAGTATCAAAAGCACAACAACGATTTATGGGTATGGTTCATGCAGCTCAAAAAGGTGATATGGAAAATCCATCACCAGAAGTTGCAAAAGCAGCCGATTCAATGTCTGACAAAGATGCTAAAGACTTTGCATCAACTAAACACAAAGGATTGCCAAATAAAGTTAAAAAAGAATCAATCATAAAACTTAAAGAAATTATTAAGGGAATGATTGACGAAATGAATACTACTGCAAATGTACAAGGATATAATACTCCAAATGCATTCGGTAAAAAAGGTAGCGAGAAAAAAACTGCAAAGAAGGCTGCAAAACTAACAGGATATAGTGTAGTTAATGAGAATCGTTGGATTGAATTAAAAAAAGAAGATTCTCCTGCATATGTAAAAGTTAATAAAGGAATATCTAATATCAATAAACAACTTGCAGAAATTGAAAAATTTATGGGTTGGTATGGTAGATTGAAACAAGAGAATGGAGTAAGTAATCAAAATTTCTGGAAAAGAACGAATAAACATATTTATACTATAAAAGAAAGATTACTTAAATTAGAACAACAAATCAGAAAAATAGCACAATAAAATGAATTTAGAAGAATTAAAAAACATTGTTAGAGAAGTATTAGACGAGCAAACAAATGACTACGAAAAGTTTTTTAAGCGTATGCTTTCAAAAACAGGTCATTCATTAAAGGATATGTCTCCTAAAGCAAAATCTAAATTCTTTATTGCAGTTGATAAAGCTTATAAAGCTAAGAACGAAGGTAGATTAAAAGGATATAACGAAGACTTACCTGGAAACCAAGATGTATTGGATGTAGATAAAGATGGTGAAATTGAGGCATCTGATTTGGCATCATTAAGAAATAAGAAAAAGTAATGAATAAAGGATTACTAATAGAAACTCACTTATTTGAGGCAAAGCTTCAAAAAGAAGAAAATGGAACTTATTTGGTTAAGGGTATCTTGCAAAGAGCAGGTGCTCCAAATCAAAACCATAGAAGATATCCAAAAGAAATCTTAGAAAGAGAGTGTATGAAATATGAAACTCTTATTAAAGAAAGAAGAGCATTGGGTGAATTAGACCATCCTGAGTCTCCAGTTATCAACCTAAAGAATGTATCACACAATATTAGAGAAATTTGGTGGGAAGGTGATGATGTTTGTGGTGTGGTAGAAATTCTTTCAACTCCATCTGGTAATATCTTAAAAGAATTATTGAAGAACAATATTCGTTTAGGTATTTCATCAAGAGGATTAGGTTCAGTAAAAAATATGAATGATGGGACTGTAATGGTTCAGGAAGACTTTGAATTAGTTGGATGGGACTTTGTATCAAATCCGTCAACACATGGTGCATTTATGGCTCCTATGAACGAAAGTAAACAATGGGCAAAAGTAGCTGAGGAATGTGGTAAGTGGTGCAAGTCACAAGATTTAATGAGAGAAATTATAATAGAATTAAACTAATAAGATGATAAAGTTAAAAGATTTAATGAAAGAAAATGAAGAATTTCAACAATTGCCTTCAAACTTAAAGAAGCATTTTTTGGAAATTATTTCAACATATGGTCAACACAGAGAAGGAATAAGTAGAAAATCTGACATTAGACAAGTTGCAGAAACATTAGGTGCAATTGCAGACGCTGCACAAGAATACACTTTGAGAGAAGGTGATGATTGGTTTGATAGAGTGACTATTAAAAGAAACATGGGTGAATTGAAAAAACTACAAGGTGCATTTGAAAAAGAAGCTAAAGAAGCATCTCAACAACAACAAAGATTGGAAGCACTTTATGAAGATATGGGAAATGTATTGGGTAGATATTTTGAAATTGCAGACATTTCTGAAGATGTTATGAAAGAAAGATTAGGAATAAAATAAAAAAACAAATTGGAACAATTAGCATCATTATTATTACATAGTAGAACACAGGCACATTCGTTTCATTTAGGACAAAGAGGTGTTGGTTCTTTATCTGCACATTTAGCATTGGGAGCATACTACGATTCAATTGGTGGTTTGGTAGATGGTTTAGTAGAAGCATATCAAGGACAATATGGTTTAATCAAATTACAACCTGTTAGTGGTTTAGATACAAACAATGATGTCAAAAATGTAATCAGTTATTTCGACAAATTGATTGCAGCAGTTGCAAAATTGAGACAAGACAAAAAATTACAAATGAGTTGGTTACAAAACGACATAGATACGGTTGTAACTTTATTATACTCAACAAAATATAAATTGGTTAATTTACAATAGAAGGATGTTAATAGTTAGTGTTAAAGGTGGAAATATAGAGTGGGCATTAAAGGACTATAAAAGAAAAGTTCAGTCCACAAAACAAATAGAAGAACTTAGAGATAGAAAGAATTTTACTAAACCCTCTAAGAGAAAACGGTTACAAAGAGAAGAAACTATAAGAAAAAACAAATTATTTTAGTAGTTTTCTTTAGTTTTCTAAAAAATTTACATATTTATTATCAAATATCTCATTTTTTATTATGAGATTATAAGACATCGTTGGTTAATGAATACCCTTCTCTATAAGGTGTGACCGAACAACCAACATAATTACATTGGAGTTTCTTATACGAAATAACTTCACAAACAAAACATAAGGAGAAAACAAGATGGCAAATTCAAAATTATTGAAAGAAGCAATCGCTGACGCTAAAGCCGTTAAAGAAACTGCATTAGCTAACGCAAAATTGGCTCTTGAAGAGGCTTTCACTCCAAGACTTCAATCTATTTTAAGTCAAAAGCTACAAGCTGAGGCAGAAATGGAAGATGAAGAGAAGGATGAAACTAATGAAGAGTTAAGCTCAACTGGTATCGGGTCTAAAGTAGACGGTGGATACGCTGAGACTCCAGGTTCACAACCAACTTTAGATGCAATGACTGATTTATCAGTTGGTGTAAAAAAAGATGCTGGAAAACCTGAACAAGCTGGTACTGACTATAAGAAAGTAGCAGACATTTCTGAAGAAGAAAATCCTTTCGCTGATGACGCAGCTGGTGATGACAAAGATGCAAAAATTGCAGAATTGGAATCTAGAATTGCAGAATTAGAAGGTGGTGATTCAACTGAAGACGAAATGGGTGGAGATGATGAAATGAACATGGATGACATGGGTATGGATTCAACTGACGACCAAATGGGTGATGATTCTATGGATATGGATTCATCTGATGAAGAATCAGAAGATGATATGGACTTAGAAGCAATCATCAGAGAATTAGAAGCACAATTGGAAGGTGACGACCAAATGGATGCAACTGAAGAACCGGCAATGGACGAAGCTAAAGAAGATGAAGAATCTAAAATGGATGAGGCTAAAGAAGATGAAGAATCTAAAGTAGACGAAGCTAAAGAAGATGAAGAAAAATCTGAAATGGACGAAGTTATTGACTTGGAAGAAATCTTAAGAGAAATGGAAGCTGACTTAACAAACGAAGCTGAAGAATCTAAAGATGACGAAAAAGAAGAAGAATTGAAAGAAGCATATTCTACAATTAAATCTTTACAAAAAACTATTAACGAAGTAAACTTATTAAACGCTAAGTTATTATTCGCTAATAAATTATTCAGAGCTCACAACATGACTAACGAACAAAAAGTGAAAGTGATTGAAACTTTGGATAGAACAAACTCAGTTAGAGAAGTTAAATTGGTATACTCTACATTAGCAGAGAATTTCAAATACACACCATCTAACAAAACCGCTAAAAAATCAATTCAAGAAGGAATTGCTAGTAAAGTAACAAAATCTACTAAGCCAGCAGTTGCAGAACAAAAAGAAGTAATTTCTGAAAATGCAAACTTCTCTGATAGATTTAAGAAATTAGCAGGTATCATTAAATAAACAAAAACAAATAAATTCATTAAAAATGGACTTAAAACAAATTATGACTGGCGCAAACCCTCAATCAGTAATGCTTGAGCAAACAAGAGGTTTGAAAGCTAAGTGGGAAAAAACAGGATTGTTAGAGAACGCAGGTTCAGAAACAACTAAGCATGGTATGGCAGTAATGTTAGAAAACCAAGCAAAACAATTATTAGACGAAGCTACAAGAACAGGTACATCTGCAGGTTCTGAAGAGTGGGCTGGTGTGGCATTACCATTGGTAAGAAGAGTTTTCGGAAGCATCGCTTCTAAAGAATTCGTTTCTGTACAACCAATGAACTTGCCTTCAGGTCTTATCTTCTACATGGACTT